AATTGAATTACGGGTGTTAAGCCTTGGTTCACGGTTAATAGAAGGACCGCCGATAGGCTTACGCATATCTTGTTCTTGTTTATAATACCATGCTTCCATGGATTTCTTCAAGAACCATCTATCGAACCATCCTAATTTTTTATCTGTCATTTGATTTGCCTTTTGATCGGGATATCCATATCCAGCTTGTGATCCATCTGGTGGATATGTTCTAATTGTAAAAGAAGGGGTGCTCATTTGAGAGTTGCTCATTTGCTTTTTCCATTGTAATAGTCACTGCCTAACCATAACATTTTACAAAATAACGCATGGCTATCGTTTGCAAATGCTACTTGTATGCATTTTTTGCCATATGTTTGAGCAACAAACATATAATCTTTGCCGTTAATAAGGTGTTGATTGTTCAACATACTTTTCACCATATACATTGACCGATATGAACGAGAACCACGGTCACCGTCACTGGATGAAATAGGATAGGGGAAATCATGCACTGCCCATCGTAATGAAGACATAACTTCCCCTTCCTTATAGTCAAGTTCACTATCAGTGAGCATTGTCACGGATTGAGGTTGGAAGTTCACGAGCGTCAACTTCCCAGTTGTTCTTGGTATAATCGCCTCTACGAGCACGTTCATACTGTCCATAAGGTGTGTTGCGACGATACAAGTCTTTCTCGTCAAACACATATCCATACTCAACACAGAACTCACGATATGCGTCGAGGTCGTCAAATACTCGATTGATAGTCTTATTCTTAATCATAGGTTATTTCCTGTTTCAACCCTGTTTCAACTTTGTGCAGGTAGAATAAAGTCATACTTGATAAGACCACTATCAACCGTAATCATGCACATGCCCTGATCACTGAAGTTCACAGTCTTATCACCATACATCTGGAGAATAGTGTAGAAATTATCTACAAACCAAGTCCAGTTGTTGGTCATTTTTCCAGCTACTTGCGACTGGAAAACGAAGTTGCCAGCATGAGTGCTAGCATCGCCAAAGAAAAACTTAAGGTTGCTACCATCGGTCTTTACTCTGAACAATTTCTCGGCAGGATTTGCACTGCTCATAAACTTGAAACGCTGAATACTTGCAACGGCTGGTTCAAAACTAATGTCCCAATTGACACCAGCAAACTTTACACCTTTGAGTTTAGCATTGATAACATCTTTGCTCATAAGGCGGAAATCATTGCTGAAATCTCCGTTAGCATTTTCAAAATGAATACCAGTTGGGATAGTTTCGCCGTTACGATTTTCCATAATCATACTGATATTGGCATTTTCTTTGTATTCTGGAATGTTAAGGATAGTGTTCAAGTTGCCAAGATTGGGAATACCAAAGGTTCCAGTAAAATCTGGATTGGCTGTTTTAAACTCTGCCTTAACAATGACACTTTGATTATCTGCAAGAGCATCAATCTTGGTGCCAGTGGCATCGCCCGTAATCTTGATAAGCGAGATGTTACCAAGTGGAAGGGTATGCGATACGATATCTGTTAGAAAGTCTTTCATGTGATCCTCTTATTTCTATATACTATACACTATTTTTTAAGCGGGTTCAATAATTTGTGGCAGCATTGGCGTAATTTTTGGTGAATTAAAATCACCTGGTTTCTTAAGTACATAGGTGCTGGCACGATTATGACCTATGATTTTTTGCACAACTTCCCAACCATTTTCTTTAAAATGTTGATCAAGTTTGTTATGGTCAACAATACTGAATGCACGACTCTCATCAACAAGTTTAATGCTATAGTCTCTATCATGGGGAAGAAAGTTAAAAACAAAGTGACCACCTGGAGCAAGCAATCCCATAACTTTATCGCTAGTATCTTGTAGAAACTCGGTCGTTCCGTGTGTAAACCCATTAAAACAAAATACCAAACCCATCGTGTTCTTTGGTAAATTTACAAAGTCTATCTTTTTGTCTACGACCTTACATGTATACCGCATCAACCGTTTTTCAGAATAGAACTCATTAAATTGCTTTGAAACAATATCAAGGATAGTGTTGTCCCAATCAACTATGTAAAGTGGATCAGCACTCAGGACACCGTTGGTAAACTCTCCAAGACCTGGAAACAGTTCTAACACAGGCATGTTGTTGTCAATATACTTGCTAACAATGCTTAAAAGTTTACTACGATCTTCTTCACTTGTCTTGTTCTGCTCGTAAAAGTCAATACGCAACTGCCCTTCTGTTTTGCAGTATTTGTCAAAGATCAAATCGCTGGTAAACCAATAATGCATCATAAGTTTGAAATAAACTTTTTCAACTTCTTGGTCTAAATCGTTTAAGATTTCAACAATACGATTTGTGTTTGTTGCTCTTGTGAGATATGCCGAAAGATTTTCTTTGGTATCTCTTATGTTTTGTAGTTCTTGGAGTAATGGTCTTACACTCATTGGTTATCATCGCTTTCTACTGTAAAAAATCTTCCAAATGTATTGCTTATATTCGTGTTGTTTGTAATGTCCCAATTCAACACGCTCAACAAGTTTTCTACCTTTTGTGCAACGATGGTATCTTCCATCTCTTGTGCATCAAATGGCATTTCTTTAAACCATTGTGGCAAACGTTCTTCATCGGTGGGGTAACCAATGCTAGTCAACCCCAGCGGGTTGTTTTTAAGTTTACACACAATAGTTTTCATACCGTCAACAATTTCTATACTACGGGTATCGCTGTGCATTTTACGTAGATTATTCCAATTGATGGCCGCCCTGACATGTCCTGGCATATTGAACTTGCCATGTTTCTTTTCCATGTCGCCATAATAGGTCAGCTTGTTCACACGCTTGGGTGTGCCTTTTTCCCAAGCAGGGCGATTCTTAAATTGTGTTTTAAACTCAATGACTTCTGCGTAGATTTGTTCTTTAGTTGCCCCATTCAATGTTTTTTGCAAAATGTCACTCAAGAAATCCTGCACAATCTTTGGAGTATCACTGCGTTTAAGATCAAGCCCCATGGCTTTAACCTTGCCACTCTTGCCGTCAACATCTAACCGATGATTCTCAAGATCATAGATCATTAAGCCATATCGTTTCTTGGTAATGAACAACCCGCTACTTGCAACAAGTTCACGCCCGCCCTTAATGATTGCACCATTTTCTTCAGTTGTATGAAATGCTTGTTTCATGAAAGGTGGGAAGCTTTCATTAACTTTATCTGCAATACTATCATACACTTCAACACAGATGTCTTTATTCCATTCTAAACGACCAGCATCTATTTCTGGTTTCAATGTAGGATATGCAGAAAAGTAGATACTATCTGTATCACCATAGATTACCGCATCACCAATATGGTCATACTTGCCAGTGATACATTCATTGACTGTGGCATCCATGTGTTTAGCAATAGTTCTACCACAAAGGGTGGTGCTTTGACCAATACGAATGTCAAAGAAACGGCAATAGGGATTAAGGATAGCACCATACAAACTATTCAAGTTAATCTTTTTGACCAACTGACGTTTGTCCCAAAACGCTTCTTCCTTTTTGTCTTTGGCTGTTTTCTTTTTAGCTTGTAATTCTTTACGTTCGCTATACCAACGTTCTAACAAACCTGGCACTACACCTTTTTTATCATAAGTGAAAATAGTTCCATTGGATGTCATGCAATACGGTGCATCGCTCTCGTAGATCATATTGTATATCTGAGCAGCGGATAGAGTTTCACTGGAGCCATCTTCCCAATCCACAATCAAATCTGTTCCAATTTCACGATTCATAATAGCATTATATTCTAAACTACCAAACAATCCTTCCCATGCTTCTGCGAAACTGGAACCCTTTATAACCTTACCGTTCACTACTTTGTCTTGCATCTTGTCGGTAATATATGGCTCAGTCATAGTATGACGTACTTGTCCCACAATAGTTTCTAGACTCATATTGAGGGCACGAATCGCAGATGGATATAGACTGTTAATATCAATAGCACCAATATATTGATGCAATCCTTTCTTTGGATAGGCCACATACGCACCTGCTGCCTGTGTAGAATCATCTTCGTTACGTTCTTTACGATTGGGAACAACCATACCACGCAAATGTGCTTCGTTGATAATAGCTTGTTCGGTCACCGCGACCGCACCCATAGTTGTTTGAAGCAACACGGTATTGGCATGAGCCAGTTCATTGGCTAGATCAAGAAATCTTAGCTTCTTATCTAGTTTGTCCAACAGTGCAACGTCTTGGCGTGAGTATTCAATAAATGTTTCAAAGTCACGATTGTATAACTGGTCAAGTGTGCCTTCATACGCAGTCTTGCGTTCGTTTAGTTCGTATTCACCAATCGCATCCAAGCTATAAGAATGACGTTCTTCGTATGTATATTTGCGATATAGTTGCATATAATCCATATGCACTCGCCCGATCAAGTCATAGGTATAACTTGTCTTACCGTACTTTTCGTATTCACGTTCCTTGGGAAATTGATTCCACAAGCAAAAACGGCGTGTATCATCTTTGCTCAATACACGAGTTACACGATTAACAGTATAGGGAATATCGAAACCTTCGCTGTTCCAGCCAGAAAGAATATCCGCATCTTCAATGAGACCAAAGAAGGTATCAAGCAGATCAGTTTCTTTTTCAAACATATAGGTGTTATCAAACTTGGCTGCTATTTCATTAGCCTGGTCCATAGTCATAGACTGTGGTGGAATAGCGAGGGTAAAAAGCGTATCCAGCCAATTGAGATAGACAGTGATGGCGGTGATTTTAGTGAAGGGGTCTTCTGGGGTAGAATAACCACGCACAACATCAAAGTCTGTCTCAATGTCGAAGAAAGCCACTTGAAGTTCTGGAGAATCAGAGTTGAGATAGTTGTCCTCAAGGCAACGAAAAACAGGATTTATATCACTTTCGTATAGCTTTTTGCCCTTGTGGATACCAAGTTCTTTACGAAAGTCTTTACTGCTTCTGGTCGTTACTTGATTGACTTTTGTGCCATAGATGCTGGTATATTTTCCCATCGGGTCTTCGTAATAAAACACATACTTTGACGGGAACTCTTTATATACTCGCTTACCATTGACACGCTCAACAATATGAATACGTTCTTTTTGCCTGTCTAACAGGGCATCTACATAACTCATTACATTCTCCAGTCACTTGTGGCTGACTTTACCTTACTTCATGCACTTGTGGTGTGCGAACCATATGATTTTAGTTATCGTCTGAGTTTAGTAGCTTATCTGTGGCGTTTAAGATACTTTCGATTGTATCCAAGTCGTCACGAGCTTTGTCAAAATCACGCTTTTGAGCCATTTTGATTGCTTTTTTAAGCAAACTTGGCTTGATTTCCATTTCTTCAGCAATGTGCGTGACTGTATCATTCAACCCTTCTTGCAGGGTCTCAATTTCTGTCATAACCGTGCTGGCTTCGCCAATAAGGTTCTTGAGTTTTGCTTTTTCTTCTGCGTTAAAGTTTCTGGTAGCCATTGTTTAATCCTTTTGA